GATTCGACTGAAGTCAACATTAGTCTTGGAGGGCGAGGTAATAATATTACCCGAGCCGGAGGGTATGGAGGGTATTTTTTTTTACTCTATACTTTTTTTTCTTGGGTGAGTTAAAAAAAGAGTAACTTTTCCGATGCAGTATAAATGCGTTACAGAGGCAAAAGAGCTGGCAGACGTTTTGGTCGGAGGGTGTCTGCACTTAAGGCGCGGTCCGGGCGTCGTCGCTACGGTGCACGAAAGGTATTGCGGAAGGCTAAAAAGGGAGCCGGACGTCCTTCAACGGCTGTTATCCGCCAACCGAGTGCTTGTCCCGATCGTCTCTTCGTCAAACTTGTCTTCAGTGAGCGCCTTACCTGGACCCAAGCCTCAGGAAATGTTTCCGCCAACGTTTACCGACTCAATTCCATGTTCGACCCCGATGCCACAGGTGGGGGCGTGCAACCCTATTTCTTTGACCAGTGGGCAACCTTGTACTACAACTATCGTGTAAAGGCGTCCAAGATTGAGTTTACTGTTATGTGTGGTGGTAACACTCACAATAATGCTATTGCCTTTATTTTGCCCAGTGACGAGGCTACTGCTTTTGGTACTACGTCACAGGATTTGGTTCTTGAGCAGCCCCGTTGCAAGTTTCGTGCTCTCAAGATGGGGTATCCAGGTGTTGGTCAGACTAAGCTTAGTCATTATATGGATATGGAGCGTGTTAGCGGTTTTAGTAAGGTCCAGACTGCTGGTACTGATTTTGGTGCTCTTGTTAGTGCTGATCCTGCTCAGCTGGGTTATTGGCACATTGGCACTTGGTGTCCTGATGGTAACACGCCTAACCTGAATACTATCACCAAAATTACGTATTACGCAGAATTTTATAATCGTAAGCGTCCAGCACTTTCTTAAGCCAGCACCCACCCCCCCGGAGCGCCCCCGCTTGTTCGAGCGCAGCGAGGCGGGAAAATGGCGCGTGGGGTGGTGCGCAGCGCCGAGGCAGGGCGAGCGTTAAGCGAGCCACATATCTTGTCTAATGTCGTTTGGGTTATCCGATAAATATCGAATGTTGAATCTTGAGGTGAACGCGTCATCATTGATGTAATTTGGTACGCGTTGTTCGTTGCACACAATAATTATAACTCGGCGCTGATTGAGTTTCCAGTATCTTTTTTTGTAGCGGGTTCTTCCTACTACAGGTGTGCGTATTTTGTAGCAGTTTGATGCGATGAGTAGTTCTTCTAGCTGCGGTGTGTTGTCGTCGAATAAAATAACATCCTCATCTTCGTAGTCGTCGTACGGTGTTTCAGATGGCACCCGGACGTATACTTTTTTGTTTTCGAATGCTTGTTGGATTGCGAACGTTTTGCCATAGTCTGGGGGCGCAATAAAAATCCAGTTGCATTTTTTTTCGTTGTTTGCTGGTTTTGTAATCATTTCGTCGAACAGCTCAGTAGGGAATGGGTCTTGAAGCTGTTGGTACTCCCTGTATTTTATCCAGGCGTCCCAGTCTGCTTTCTCCTTCACGAAGTTGAATGGCGTTAGCCATTTTTTTTCAGTAGGCATAATATAGTCGTCCGCTTTCATAACATATGCTATACAAGCATTAGCGGAGCGGCAGGTTGTGTAATATCCGTGCCAGGTAATTTTGCCATCAGTTACATCAGCGCACTTGCACGATGAGTAGTCTTTTTTTGAGCTGAATTGTAGTACTGCGTGACAATGTGGGGATCCGTCTTCATGTTTCTCTTGGCACACTACCAGATTGTGTGGCTTGAACTGCCCTTGTAAAAAATCGAATAGGGCTTGTTTACCCATTGTCATTTTAGGGTATGTTAAGAAGAAGTTTTTACCCTGTGCGCGATATATCGCCTTAGGGTCATCATTCGGTTTTTTTTTGAAGAATGATTCGACTGAAGTCAACATTAGTCTTGGAGGGCGAGGTAATAATATTACCCGAGCCGGAGGGTATGGAGGGTATTTTTTTTTACTCTATACTTTTTTTTCTTGGGTGAGTTAAAAAAAGA